GCTAACAGGTTCTGCCATTTTTTTCTTTAGGGTGGTAATTAATTCTGCGGCTGTTTGTTCACAGACCTGTTTTAAGTGGGGCCATAGCTTATTACGCGTTCCCTTACTTGTTCCTTGTATTTTTGGACATGTAGTTGCACTGGTGAGCAGTCCAAAATTAATAGGGCGGGCTACTGTCGAATACGACCCTTGATGGGTAAAGTCTGAGAATGAATACTTATAGCGCCCGTCCTTTACCATGATTTTGACCATGAACCTTATATTTCCTCGAGTGAGAGAGCTTGCTGAAAAAACATTTGGTTCGTATGGGAAGGTCCCTTTACCAATAAGAATACCAGCATCCTTATCTTCAATTTCTAATACGTTTTTAGAGTCAACGAATGAATTTGCAAACCAAAGCTTAGCGCGTATATAGAGCTCTTTAGTAGTTGCGGGCTCAACTTTTATGACATCTGTATAAGACAGAGGTGTTACCTCTTCAGGATAAGCGTTTGTCAAAATAAAAAAACTTACGAGAATTGTAAAAATAACTGAGATAAAGTGTTTGCTTAGCGTATAGTGCGTTCTCATGTGTCCTCTTTAAAACATTTTTAATGCTCTAATAACTTTGCCAATAATTTCAACATCATTTTTTTTAGGATTAAGTACTATAGGTTCTTGATCACCGTTAGCCGGCTGGAGAATAATTTGATGGTCAGTCTTGTAAAACATTTTCATTGTACACTCATCTCTGTCAACCCTAACGATTACGATATCCCCATTATTAATGGCGCTAGTTTTAGAAACAATTACGATATCTTTATTAAATATGCCCTTATCTTTTAAACAATCACCTTTAACACGTAGAGCAAAGCAAGACTTGTCTTTTATTAGTTCCCAGGACATTTCTACCCAGTCTTCTACATCGTCTGCTATAAAATTTATAGGGCCCGCGGGACACTCGCCAAGAAGAGGAATTTTTAAAGTTTTAGATTGATGTGTTTCTTTTGTTTTTTGTATAATACCGGCAACTTCAGCAAGCTCTTCATAAGAAACTTGGAGTGCCGTAGAAAGCTTCCGTAGTGTTGCCGGCTTTGGGTTTATAGTCCTACCCACTTCTATTTGGTACAAAGACGCGTTGTTTAAACCGCTGCGTTTAGCGACGGCATAGCGTGTCCAAAACCCAGTGGCCCCATGGGATAGTCTAATATTTTTAATATATTCACCAATGTTCATATTGCAATTATAACATAGTTCTGTTGTCTGAGTAAAAATTTTTGAAAATTTTTGTTGACAAAACAAAAAGGGGGCGGTATACTATTGTTGTTTGAACAATAATGAGGTAATGATAATGAAGTATATAGCAACAGAACGATTAAAAAAATTAATAGCTGAGAAGAACTGGAGGCAGAAGGATTTTGCTGTAATGGCGTGCTTATCGAGACCGCAAGCTTGTGCAATTATTAATCAGAGAAAAAATGTTACTCCGCTTGTAAGGGAACGAATACTAGCTATTTTTCCAGAAGAGAGGTTTAACACCCTTTTTTTAAAAGTAATTGTTGCTTAAACAATAATGTATATAAAAAATAGTTGTCAAAACAAAAAAGGAGTAAAGGGTGTAATGTCAGCAAAAGGCAAAGATGAAGAGAGGAAGGTAGATATCCAGGTAATAGCTGATGATATTAAAAAGATGGCTGACAAGCTATTAGAGTCTACCGCAAAATCTTTAGCTCAAGATTACCAAGATGATACCCCAAGGAATAAAGCTATCAAAGGGTTAGATGAATTAAGAAGGGACTTTTATGGTCCCGTAACAGAACGCCAGGACGCGCAATTAGTTCATGTAATCGATCAATTAAAAGAGAACATGGAGTTAGACCATAGTAATGATAAGGCAAAGCAAGAAGAACGAGATATCGCGGAGCAGATAAAAGATAAAGCGGATAAATTGCTTCATTTAGTAAGAGAGGGTAAAAAATGAGCCGACCAAAGCTTCTTAATATAAAAGAAGTGGCCGAAATGCTGGGGATAAGCCCGAAGACTGTTTATAACAACTGGCATGAATGGGTTGTAAAATATGGGATTAGTATACACCGGCTTAACGCAACCGGTCACCCACGTTTTTACGAATCGGATATCCTTAGAATGATAGAGGCTTGCAGGGCCGCGTAAACTAATAGGGGGATCTGATGGTAAAGAAAAAGCACGCTATTGTAAAGTGTAAGGCTTGTAGGGCCACAACAGAAGGCGGATTAGTTGCAAAGTGCAGCGTGTGTGGTTCTCGTTATGTAACGTGTAGTCCGGTATCGAAAGATTCATAGCTTTACGTAGATTTATACAGGAAGGGTTATGAATAAGATAGTATGCGCCACAATGAAAGCAAAGGGATCCTGGACACCGAATATATGCCACTTTTGCCGGAATCGCAAGACCTGTAAAATGGAGGGGGCTAAGAATGCGCGCCAGTCCGCTTAAAATATCCAAGCAAAATCTATTGAACGAGGCCTTAGAAAAAATTAATATACATGCTGATGAGGCCGAAGCTATTAAGGATAATTACGGAGTAGTGGGATATGATATTGGCGATCATATATTAGTGGCAAAACCCATGCTTTTCAATGGGCACATAGTCTCATGCGACAGGAATAAGATTATGTTTAATGCCATACGCCGGTGCACAAAGATACTTTTTTATATCCAAAACCATAATACTTTTTATGAGTTCGATCCTGTGGAAGTAAATGCTCATCCGGCTTCTTTTATAAATCGCCGGAAGACTATAGAGATGGTTAACTTTGATATTTACCTTGGGAAAAAACTGAGCTGCGTGGATATGTTTAATAAACAGTTAAAATTATGTATAGGGGTGTGATGTTTGAGGTTCGTGATCTAAGAAAAAAAGAAAAGTTCTTTATAGACGATGCTTTTGTTGATAGGGTTGCAAGAAAAATCGGGATTCACGCTGTAGGTGTATATGCCTGTTTGTGCCGCCATGTAGATATAGGGCAATCCTGTTATCCTTCCCGCCAGTTAATAGCTGAAAAACTAAATATCTCCGAAAAACAAGTAAGCCGCTCAATAAAAATATTGGAGGAACACCAAATTATCGAAAAGGTTAGATTGGGTAAGCGGTTAAATAATAGGTATTATCTTATAGATAAAACCCGGTGGATTATATCAAAATCTGATGAAGGGACTGTGAGTCCCCTCACTCCAAAAACCGAAAGTGAAGGGACTGTGAGTCCCCTCACAAGGGACTGTGAGTCCCCTCACAAGGGACTGGTAGTCCCTTCCAATAGTAAGGTAACACATAAGAAGGTAACACATAAGAAGGAGAAGCAAACCCCTGTAGCAGCATTTGATATTCTTTTAAAAGACAGTGATTGGATAAAAAAAATAGAGGTTCTATATCCTAACGTACCCATAAAGAAAGAATTTTGTAAAATGCAAGGATGGATATTAGCCAATCCTGATAAGGTTAAAAATAGAACGAAGTGGAAACGCTTTATGGTGAATTGGCTTAATAAAGAAGTTGACAAATACCCCGCTGATGCTCGCCATGGACAAATAGAAGAAAACCCCGGCCAAACCCGCGAAGTTAAGATGCCAAAATGGCCAGATCCACCTAAAGAGTTTACAGAGCTGCTTAAAAAAATAGGGTAATTATGAACATTTTAGTAACAATACCAATGCCTGAAAGCAAAACATCTAAACAAGAGGCAGAAGCTGTAAAGAAGACAAGTGGGCACTGGTTTAGGGTTTTTAGATTTAAACCTAAGGTGGACCCATGGGATCGTATATATTTTGTGGAGAACGGATTAATCAAAGGGTATGGTGTGATATTTGATATACAGCAACTATTCGAACCCGTTAAGTGTGATGTAACGGACCGGCTTTGGGGAAAATATGGTGACTGGATAATAAAATATAACAACTGGACATGGCTTACGCCCCCACTTAAATGTAAGGGGTTCCAGGGAATAAGATATATAAAAGATAAAATAGAAAGCTATGTACGTAAAAACGGAGGAGGAGAATGATTAAAAAAAATATTACCCCACAACAAATGGTAGATTTTCTTAATGAATTACTTATAACAGACCGCAGAACGATAGAAAACTTGTTTGGGTCAAGGGTTGTATGTAATAAAAAATTAGCAAAACATCCCACTGTCCAAGTAATGGCATACGGGACTAAAAAAGGGTTTTATATGGTGGGTTTAATCGGCCTCTTGAATGGTATGTTTGGTGCTGATAAAGACGGTTGGGGATGTATCTCTATGGATTTAAAAGGATCTAAACTAACAAAATTTACTCTATTAAAAGACAGAATGTAACATATTATGCGCGGCAAAAGAATAAAAAAACTACGCAAGGAAATTAGAAAGCAACAAATGAGTATTATGGGCGATTTCCGGACGTTTGTAAAAGAACTGCCATTAGGCAAGAGAGCCAAATTAGCATGGAAGGTATTAACAAAAACCTATTAAGGAGGATCTGCCGTTGAAGGGCTGGGATAAGAAAATAGCTAGACCTCCATTTTGCTATGACAAAAAATGTAAAGTGATATATTCCACCTATAAAAGCGAAGACTTTAAGGATGGATATAGCTTTTCTTGTTACGGGAAATTGCCAAAAACTCATATATTCATAGAGAAGAAAGCAAAGCACATAAATAATTTTTCCTGCTGCATCTACACACCGCTAAAGGGTATGATAAGGTTTTTTATGTGTGAGGATGATTTGTGGGGCGAAGCACAGGCGCTGATAGGTGTAATGAATAGGATTAAAAAGATCAAATGCCCTAAATGTAAAGGGCCGAGTCCTAAAGTAATTACACACACTTGTTTTAAATGCCAAGGCAACTAAAAAAGGAGGAAGGCCATGAGTGACTTGAAGCAAATAGTCCATAAAGGAGAAGGGCGTTATTGAACCAATCATCGTTAGGGCGGTAAAAGGTGGATACCAACTGGTGTGTGGAGAGAGGCGCTTTAAGGCTTCTCAGAAAGCGGGTTTAAAGGATATCCCCGCAGTCATTAGAGAACTTACAGATGAGCAGGTATTAGAGTTTCAGATTGTTGAGAACTTGCAAAGGGAAGACCTCAACCCCATAGAAGAGGGCCAGGGTTTTAAAATGTTGCTTGAGCAGTGTAAATATACTCAGGAGAAGCTTGCAGGTAAAATAGGAAAAAGCCAGGGGTATATTGCCGCAAGATTAGCGTTGCTAAACCTGACTGATGATTTTCAAAAGGATATTATTTCTGGCCAACTCTTGCCAGGGCATGTTAAGCATTTAATGGTTGTCGCTGATCGACCAAAGATATTACAGGCAATACGTAAGGAGATGGGGGCCCATCAAGAACAGCTTACTGTAAGAGCGTTTGAGAGCATCGTAAATACTGTTTTTGGGCGTCAAGCAAAAACGCTTGGAAAAGAGAGATGGGGCGGCGGAGCTGAATTTAACACAAAAGAGTGTAACGATTGCGAATTTAAGAGAACTATCCAATCAGTATATGGCGCCGCAACAAAAAAGTGTGTTAATTCAGATTGTTTTAACAAGAAACAGCGGTTATTCCGCAAGGCCGCGGCAGAACGGGTTAAGAAGAAGGTAGAAAACGGCGGTGTGGTTGAGGCAGATCAATTAAAGAACGTAGAGTATTTAGATAACCACCGGTGCAACTTTAATAAAAATAGCTGTAAACGATGCGAAAAGAGAAAAGTTGCCGATGTAAAAGAATATGGTAAGAAAACGAAGAAAGAAGTGTGCACTGATAAGGAATGCTTTGCTCGGAAAAACAAAGAGGCAGAACAGGCCAAAGAAAAAGCTAAGCAAGAAGCCTTTAAAAAATGTGTTGAGAAAATTAAAGCAAAAGCAGCTAGAACAAAGATGGATCGTAATTTTTGGGTATCAATACTTGCTACTAAGATAGATTGCCAGTATTACGTAACTAGCGAACAGCAAGCCGTTATTGAGGCTTATGGGCTTGATCCTAAGCGACTTAAATCACGCAAATCGAGGATAGATTATTTCACAGGAAATAAATCATTAAATTTAGAGGAAATATTCCGCTTTATAACATATTGGGAAGATTAGAGTTACATCTTAATTTTATATAGTAATATTGGCATAAATATGAAATTAAACAAAATGTGGCAGGTATAAAAGAAAGGTAAGATCAAGTAATGAACTGGACTATATTTTGCCCAGGGCCGTCATTAAACCAACTGAAAAAAGATAAGGTTCTTGCCTTAGTGACGAACGCCGGGTACCAAGCGGAGTATTCAATAGCTGTTAATGGAGCTATTTTAAACGGATTCCCAGTTAAGCACTGGGTTATGCTTGACTACAAAGTATTTTTATCATGCTTTAACTCATTTTCACCAGTAGGGTTTGAAGCATTAGCCAGGGGTACAGGTCTTTGGATCCCTAATAGGCAACTTATGCAAGTGGATAAAGCTTTCCCTCTTGCAGGGGAGTTCCTTAGGCGATTTGCATTTAAGACCTGGCCAAAAGGTCAATTAGGAGGACTTATGCCTTTTGCTAAAGACTTCCTATGGGATGATTATTCGTTTTTTTGTGCTTTAGCCATAGCGGTTATGTATAAAGCAAAAACAATAAAGATATATGGTGCTGATATGACTGGGGAGGGTTATTTTAAAAAGGGCCTGGAAAACAAACGCACTTCACACAACACAAGGCGATGGACAGATGAGAAGTATAAATTTGATTGTATAGTCAGCGAGTGCGATAAACACGGCATAGAAATAACAAGAGAGTTTTTCGAGGGCCAGGGATGATACAGACTTCTATAATTATACCTGTTCATAATAACTGGAGCTGCATATCGGATTGTATAGAAAGCATTACAATAAATACAAATAACTATGAGCTTATTTTTATTGTTGACAGCAGCGTAATGTTTTCTGAAAGCCTTAAAAAGTATGGGGAAGTAATTTACGGCAAGCATCCTTTTGTGTTTAGCGAGCGCATTAATTTAGGCATTAAAGAAGCAGAAGGCGAATATATCTGCCTTTTAAATGATGACGTAATGCCGTATAAAGATTGGCTTGTTAAGACAATAGAAGCTAATAAACAATTAGGACCTGGCTTAGTAGGGGTAAGGTGTCAAGAGCATGGTTGCAGTAATGTAGATGCTCATGGCAAAGGATCCGCATGCTATACAAACTACACAATTAATATGTTTGCTATGCTTATCCCGCGCAGGGTATTAGATATCGTTGGTTTACTTGATGAGCGGTTTATTTATTATGGCGGCGACGATGACGATTATTGTTTAAGAGCCTTAAGGCACGGCTTTAAATTGATAATTTCAAGTGGGTTTGTTTATCATAAAAAAAGCACAGCATTTAATAGCGGCATGATCCGTGATTTACTTCCGAAAACGCGTAAAGTTTTTATAGATAAGTGGACAGCGGACATGCCTTGTCCTCCAAAGCAAAGCTGGGTGGATGATGTAAGAAAACGCTTAATTCAGCCATCAATTTCAGTTTTAATGCCTACCAGGGGTCACGAGAAGTATATCAAATCTGCTGTAATGAGCGTATTTGCTCAATCCTATAAAAATATTCAATTAATAGTTGGTGTTGACGGCAAGGATCAGCCGGAGACATTTAAAATACTTAAAAAAATCTATGATGATAATTTTGCCCACAGAAACCCCCGCTTTTTGGTTTTAAAAACTAACGATACTGTCGGCAGCTGTGATATGCGAAATCGATGTTTTGAATATGCCTATGGTGAATTTATAGCTCTTATGGACTCAGATGATATTATGCATCCGGATAGATTAAAAGATGAGTTAGAAGCCATGACTCCGGATACAGACATAATCTATTCAGCATATATTGAAGAGGATAAAAATGGCAAACAGAAGCCGCTTAAATTATACCCTTTTGACAAGGAGATGGTCTTAAACTTTCGGGTTAATAAAAATATGCTTTTAAACTTTCAAGTCAACATAGCTGGTGGAACGTTTTTAATGCGTAAGTACTGTTTAGAAAAAGAAAAGTTTGACGAAAAATATGCCCGGGCGTTTGATTTTGAGTATGCATTACGGACACATAACAAGTTTAAATATAGATACCTAGATAAGCCGACAATAGTTTATCGTAGGCACAGTGGTGAACATTTAAGCGGTAATTTAATAAGCAGTAGGCAACACAAAGAGTTAATTGGGATATATAAAAATGAGAGATAAATCTTTACGTTCAGGCGAACGCCAGGTAGCGCAAACACTGCAAGGTGTCGAAGAGTGGCACAGGTGGCGCTACCTGGAAACATTAAAGTATATTGAAGGCAAAGATGTTTTGGATGTAGGTTGTGGTGTTGGATATGGTTCTTATATCATGGCTGAAAACGCAAAAAGTGTTTTTGGATTGGATGATAGCCAAGAAGCAATTGATCAGGCATGGGAATATTTTGTCGGGGGCAACATAAATTACTATTGTTGCGATTTTTTAAAAGTTAAAATTGAAGCCCTTTCTACACAAAACGCTTTAGTAGCTTTTGAGGTTATAGAGCATATTCAAGACACAGAGCCAGTCTTTAAGAAGTTTAAAGAGCTTGATCCAGAGCTTATAATTATTTCTACTCCCCACAGAATAACTCCCATGGGCGGTAATGAATTTCATTTTGGGTTAGAGAAGGTATTAAATTCTGGATGAAAAACTGCAGCATTTGGTAGAGGTAACATGAACATTATTTTCGTAGGAATCTTTTATTATGGCGGTCCTGTAAGGCATCTATATAGGATATTTGAGATCTATAAAGCGCTGGCAAAGGTGTTTAAGGCCGTAGGAATATCTGTCAAGTACTTCACAAGACAGAATGAGATTCTACCTCTACAAAATACTCTTTTAGAAGATGAGTTTAATAATGACCTTAAAAACTGCGATTTGCTTTTTATGTGGAACGGAAACCTCGGCCAAGAGAAACAGATATCGGAACGCTGTAAAACATTAGGAATACCGGTTTACTATATGGAGCTGGGGTGGTTGCCACAATGTGGAACATTTTATTTTGATAGGAAGGGTGTAAATTATAGCAGCAGTTTGCTTGATTGGAAGCACCAAGAGTTAACTACCGAACAAAAGCTGGAAACCAGAGCAAGGATCACATTCTATCTTAATAACCACGCGAGAGTTACCGGCACAAGAGAACTCCGGGATTTTGTTTTTGTGCCCTTTCAGGTCGAAAATGATAGCCAAATTATAAGATTTTCGTCACACATTAAAAAAATGCAACAATTGGTAGATTATGTATGCTCTTTTGTGGATGGCACTATTATATTTAAAACTCATCCGAAAGACAATATCCGCGGAATTAAATATCCTAAAAGATGTAAGTTGTATACAAGCGGTACAACGCACGACTTTTTAGAGAAATGTAAATACGTAGTTACTATAAATTCAACAGTAGGAATAGAGGCTCTTGTTTACAATAAACCAGTCATAACTATTGGTAACGCTTTTTATGAAGGAAGAGGAATAACGCATAAAGCGACTGATGACGAATCTTTTAAGCAGGCCATTTCCAATATCGAACAAAATGGGTTTGCAACAGGCGTTGTGGAGGCATTTTTACATTATCTTTTTAATAGGCAATGGTACAGCGCGGATCTTGATAATCCTGAAAAGGTTTTACAGCTAATCGAAAACATAACAGAGAGAAGAGCAGATGAGTAGAATTGCTATAATCTATACTACGTTTTTAAGAGAGCAGTTAGCCGAAAGGACCGTAAAATCCATTATTGATAATTGGTGTGACAACTTTACGCTTTTAATAGCTGATCAACGTTTTCAGTATAAACACAGCTGGTGGAATGAAGCTGTTGAAATGCGCCACGCTGAATATGCAGCCCTTCCTTTTGATTGCGGAGTTTCGGCAGCCCGTAATTTTTTAGTAAAAAGAGCCTGGCAGCGCCAAATAAAGTACTGCCTTGTAACAGCTGATAGTATAGAGTTTGTACCAGAAACTGTACAGAAAATAGATCGTGCTGAGCAATTCTTAAAAACTCATCGTCAGGTAGGTATTATAGGATTTGATTTAAAGGATAGGGTGCCTTGGGAGTTTTATATGGATATAAACGATAGAGCTTTTGTCTTAACAAAAAATCCAGCTATGTACACAGATCCAGCGACAGGCTTGACTATAAAGGAATGTGATATCTGCCGCCAGTTTTTTCTTGCTAAAACAGAAGCCCTGCTACAGGTTCAGTGGGACGATGCTCTTAAGACTGCTGATCACGAAGACTTCTTTTGGCGATATAAACAAGCAGGATATAGTGTTCGTTGGACAGCCGACATTGTGGGCAACTATATTGATTATAAACCTGCAGAGTATCTTAAATATAGAAAAAGAATGTATAGCGAGTTCCGGAAGATCTTACAGAAAAAATATAATTTAACAGGATGGGTGGAATATAGAGGGGGAGTGGGATGAAAAAGAATTTTAAGCCAGGGAATGAAAAGCACCCGAAAGATTTAGTAGTGGTTAAGAAGGATGATGTCGGAAAGGCCGCCGATAAATATTTAGAATTGAAGGAGTCAAAAAGAAAAATGGTCGAAGACATCCGGGAAGCAGAAAAAGTCCTCATAAAGAAGCTCTTAAAAGCCGAGAGAAAAAGCATAACTGTTGGTGGATATGCTCTTTCTATAAATACCGTTGAGTCGAAAACTAAGATTAAGATCGCAAAAGCTTAAACATTTGTAAGGAGTCGCCATGGGTACTGGCAATAAGTCTCATAAGGAATCGCAAGAAGTAATAGAGAAAGCAATGAATAACATCACGCAACTTGGGAAGCAATTGTATTCGTACTTAGCACCGGGAACAACTTTAGATATAACTTGGCCTGAGATTCCAGACATCGTGGTGCCGGGGCAACCCCCTAAGCTAAGAAGACTGATAATAACTCGGCCTCATTTACATTTATCTGTTTCACCTAAATTATAGAGAGGTAAATATGAGCGAAGTAACAAGGCATAATAATTATGATAATCGTAAGTACATAGTAATGGAAAAAGAAACAGGAAGAGAAGTAAGAGGAACGTTTGTCCTTATCCCAGAGCATGATTCCGCCGCGCGTATTGCATTATCATCTTATGCAGAAGCTACAAACAAACACAGTCTCGCTCGATATATTAGAAGATGGTTAAGAAGTATCCACGAGCAGAGAATAAATAAAAAAAATAACAAAGCGGGTCCTTCTCGAGGGGGTCGGGGTGTGCGGATCGGAGGGAGCGCAGGTAATGAGTGATTGTAAAGTAAAAAAAGGTATTTCGTGTTCGTATAGTTAATAGTTAGAGATAGACGAGATTTAAAGAAATTGTGAGGTAAACTCGCAATACAGAATAGGAGGTTAATATGGGCTGGGTACCGATGCCACCACCATTGACATTTAAAGAATTTAAAAGATGCAACGGCCGCGATATTAGACTTGAACGTTGGTTGCGATATGAATCTTTACCTTTGGGATGTGTATTGTGGTTATGGGAGCAGTACAAAAGCTGTATTTAGCGCTTAACCGGAGCAACCTAACAGAAGCTCAATCTGGAGCGTTTATTGCATTTAAGGATCTGGCGTATAAAGATATGAGTGTTGGACAACGGCGCCAGGCTGTAGAAATGGCAGCAGAGTTGTGGCGGACCGCTTAGCGGGTGTTCTTTAGATGACGATAAGACTAGATGTGGGCCTGGCGGATAACCACATGAAAAACCGCCATCAAGGATATGACTGGATTTTTTGTAAATATAGTCAAATTGATAGCGGTTTTTGCCGTATTTGGCACTATGTTTATAAGCTGTGAGCCAGCGCGAGCAAAAGGCATAGCATCCTGGTATAGCATGCAAAGCTTAAAAGATGAAAAAACTTACGAAAGAACTAAAGGGGTGATGGCAAATGGAGATTTGTTTGATGATAAGGCGCTTACTTGTGCTTGCTATTATTACCCTCTCGGCGCCAATCTTATTGTGCGAAATCTATCTAATAATAAAACTGTTCTGGTACGTGTTACGGACAGGGGTCCTGCGGAGGAATTTATTAAACATGGAAGGATCATTGACCTTAGTCGGGAAGCCTTTAGGCGACTTGATGATCTTGACAGGGGCCTTATCGAGGTGGAAATAACAAAACAAAGGGAGGGGGCATGGCTATCGAAAGCAAGATTAAGAAGATTATCGCAGAGGAGCTAGGTTTTAAAGAAAACGAGATAACCGATGACAAGACTATAGTTTCTGATTTAGGCGCTGATAGCCTTGACATAGTAGAGCTAACCATGGCTATTGAGGAAAACTTTGTTATTGAGGTGCCGGATGAGGACCTAGAAAAATTAGAAACCGTCAAAGACGTTATCGATTATGTAAAAAAAGCAGAAGGGAATGAATAAATGGACCCTACCTTTGAAATGTATGCTGACAAAGTAAAGCAAACTATGGTTTACAAGATTATTATTCCTGATGCTTTTGCCGACAAAAACAGCGACTGGAAAATGAGAGTATTCAAATTATTTTAAAGGATGCTGTGGTGCAAAAAGACATAGACGCTTTTAAGATTCCCTTACGAACATGGCTTAACCAGCATTGGGGCTGCAAAAAACGGCATATTCAGTATTTTGATAGCGCTGGCGGGGTAATTGCTGTATATTGCGAAACCTGCGATGAAGCAAAATTGCAAGATGAGGTAAAGCATGACGTCTCAAATTACTGTAAATAATCGAAGTACACTGCTTAATATGCTTAAAAATAAAAACGGAGAGGCGCCCCGGCCAAACGAAACTTGCGCTATTTGCCGGGGTAAAGTGCATATATTTTACATAAAAGGGGTTAAAAAAAGAACCTGTGACTGCGGTAAGATAAAAATAGCATAGGAGTGTAACATGTTAACAATAGCTGTTGGGGTTGCGGTATATCTATGGGGCAAAAACGGGATATTTGCCAGAGTCTCATGGGTGATATTATTCATAGCATTATTTTTTGACTTTACACTGATTAATAATCTTATAATCCAATATTTTAGAATAAAAACCTTACGAAAACTGGAGCAGAGATGAAGATTAATATTAAGCCTGAAATTAAATCATTGTGGCTAAAAGATATTAAGTTATGGAAGGATAACCCGCGAAAAATTAAAGAGGAAGCGCTGACTGGTTTAAGAAGCAGCCTTAAGCAGTTTGGATATGTAGATCTTTTAGTGGTAAACAAGCGTAATAAGGAATTGATTGCCGGCCACCAAAGATATACGGTTTTACAAAAAGAAGGCTTTAAAAGAGTTGTTTGTATAGTGGTAGATGTGGACAAGGTTCAGCAAGAAGCAATGAGTATATCGCTTAACAACCAGCAGATCGCCGGGACATGGACAGAAGCATTAACCCCTATTTTGGAAAGATTGCGTAATGAGATACCTAATGGGTATATAGATCTTAGGCTCGATGAGTTAAGAGAAGAAGTATCTGATTTTGAGATTGAGAGCATGGGTGCCGGCAAAACTCTACCAGATGATATTCCTAAGGTCCCTAAAAAAGCTATCACAAAACCCGGGGATATGTGGGCGTTGGGTAAGCACAGATTAATGTGCGGTGATAGCACAAAAGAAGAAGATGTTAATAAGCTTATGAATGGCCAGAAAGCCAGTCTTTTTGCTACTGATCCGCCGTATATGGTTAATTATACGGGCGACGATAGACCTACTGGGGGCAAAGATTGGTCTGATGTTTATCATGAAGTGGATATTAAGGATCCTAAAAAGTTTATAGAGGATTTTTATACAATGGGGTTAAAGCACATTAAGAAAAATACACCCTTATATTTATGGCATGCATCAAGACACAGAACAATGATTGAGGAAGTATGCAATAAGTTTAATATTTTAATTCATCAGCAGATAATATGGGTTAAGCCCTGCACCGTATTAACTTATTCTATTTATTCATGGCGCCACGAACCTTGCCTGCTTATGTGGCAAAAAGGCAATAAACCGCCTTTTAGAGTCTCTAAGACATCAATAGGAACCGTGTGGACCATGGACTATTTAAAAAAGGGGGATCCATCAAAACCGGAATATTATACAGATGTTTGGGAGTTGGATTGGGAAGGCAAAAAGCGGAACCCTGGAATTGAACATCCTACTGTAAAGCCTACGGAGGTGTTTGCTATCCCTATGCGGGTGCATACAAAACCCGGGGATATCTGCTATGAGCCTTTTAGCGGATCCGGTTCACAGATAATAGCAGCTGAACGCCTTAATAGGCGATGCTATGCTATGGAGCTTGAACCTATTTTTTGTGATGTTATAATACAAAGGTATATAAATTTTGTTGGAAGTTCTGATAATGTATATTTATTAATAAGGAAAAAGAAATATTCTTATGAAAAAATGCAAAATATGCGAAAAGATTCTAAATCTAAATAATTTTTATTTAGATAAAAGGGGTATTTACTCCTCACGATGCAAGAAGTGCCATTCTTTGCAGAAACATAAATGTATTGTTTGTAATAAAGCGTTTGTTGGACACATAAATAAGAAATTATGTTCTTTAAAGTGTAAACGCATATACCGTCCGCAGACATTTAAAAATTGTGTGCAATGTGGAAAAGGATTTGGTCCTGTTAATAAGTTGATGAGAAAGTTTTGTTCGCGAAAATGTAAAATAGAATTTCAGAAAACAGGATGCATTCAAAAACAATGTAATAAAGAAGCTAAAAGGGCACAACGCAGAGTTGCATATGCTATACAGAAAGGAGTTCTTGTTCGCCCTAAAAAATGTTCAAATTGTGGAAAGAAAGTAAAAACAGAGGCGGCTCATTATGATTATAAAAAACCACTACAGGTTAAATGGTTGTGCAGCAAATGTCATAATGAATGGGATAAAAAATATCCTAAAGGTGGAGTGTAAAAACAAATAAGTGAGGCACGGTCGGGAGCTAAAAGCTCCTTCTCATATGATAAAGCCATATGAGCTTTGCGACCGCACCTGTAGATTGCAATACTATCTTACAGTCGTGCGGTTTTTATGTCAATGGCTTTATCGTGTGAGAGGTAAATAATGGCAAAAGGGAAGCAGAACCAAGCGGACAATAAAAACAAACCGGATTTGGTAGCTATGGCACGCAAAAAAAGACATCTGTATTTAGTGCAGAAAATGCACCAGGACAAAGTGCTTACTCCTGTTGAGATAAGAGAGTTGGCCAAGTTTGAAGGTAAGCCGATTGCTCCAGGTATTGTTCAAACACAAGAAGAAGTCGCCAAGGTTTTTGGAATCTCTGTTAGAACTGTTCAGTATTGGGCAAAAGATGGTATGCCAAAAACTGAAAAAGGCACTTACGATCTTGTTGATATCCAAAGATGGCGGTTTGAAAAAAACAATACACGAAATTCTGGCAAAAATTCTGAAAAAGACGAATGGGAAACGCGTTTAAAGAAAAGCAAAGCTAAATTAGCGGAGATAGAGCTTAAAAAGGCATTAGGGGAGGTTATCAGTACTGATGAAGTGGAAAAAGCGCGTATAGCGCGTATCATGGCTGTAAAAAGAGCACTTTTAGCCTTGCCGCGCGCAGTTGCACCTATTTTAGCGGGACTTGAAGCCCGGGACATAGAGATACTCTTAACTTCACGTATACGCGAGATGATAGCTAAATTTGCAGGACAAAGGCAAGAAGATGAAAAGCCTAGAAGAAAAATCACACGTAAAAATACTCGATAAAGAAACACAGATTTGGAGTATAGCCGAGAAAGAAGCATGGCGCTTGCCCCGCGAGATGACAGTAAGTGAGTGGGCAGATGAGAATAGGGTTTTAGATGCCAAGACAAGTGCTGAACCCGGACAATGGCGTACGGCGCGTACGCCTTACCTTAAAGGCATTATGGATTCTTTCAATGATCCGTTTATCGAGGAAATTACTATTATGGCTTCAACCCAGATAGGAAAGACGGAGTGCATGTATAACATGATAGGGTATGTTGTCGATCAGGATCCTGGACCGACTCTTTTAGTAATGCCAAGAGAACCTGATGCTAAAAGCGTATCCTATAATCGTATCAAGCCCATGATGAATCTTTGCCCCGCGTTAAGAAATCACATGACGCCACTTTCTGACGATATCACTAAGCTTGAATATAATCTGGACCGCATGATCTTACATTTTGCAGGATCTAATAGCCCAGCGGCATTGGCGCAAAGGCCTATACGATATTTGTTTTTTGATGAAATTGATAAATATCCTAAGTTTTCTGGAAGAGAAGCGGATCCTATTAAGTTGGGCACAGAAAGGACCCGAACTTTTTGGAATCGTAAGATAATAAAGTGCTCAACCCCTACAACAGAAAAAGGGTATATATACCGTGAGTACAACAGGTCTGATAGATGCCGGTATTATATACCCTGTCCATATTGCGGAGCGTATCAGATTTTATTGTTCGGACAGATTAAGTGGCCAGAAAAAGAGCGCGACCCGGAAAAAATAAAAACAGAACGATTGGGATGGTATGAGTGCGAGGAGTGTAAAAAACGCATTTTAGATAAACATAAATCAAAAATATTAGAGAAAGGGGTATGGGCGCCGGAAGGAACAGAAATTACACCGGAAGGAACCATAAAGGGCAACATTACAAGAACTAAGCATAGAGGGTTTTGGTTGTCTGCTTTATATTCTCCATGGCTTAGCTTTAGTGAAATTGCAAGTGAGTTTTTGAAATCTAAGGATTACGTTGAACTTCTTATGAACTTTGTCAATTCCTGGTTGGCTGAGGTATGGAAAGATAAAGTTGTAGAGACACGCCCGGATAAACTTAAAAAGTTAGTACTTAATTACGAAGAAGGAGTTTTAGCTCCTGGAGCCTTAGTTCTTACAGCTGGCATAGACGTGCAGCAGGATCACTTTTATATAGTTATTCGTGGATGGGGATATCGTGAAGAATCATGGCTTATTAGAGCTTGCAGAGTTGAATCATGGGAAGAAGTGATTGCTACTGTTTTTATGACAAAATATGCCAGAGGAAATGGCTCAGACCCTACAGGAGTTATCCTGGCAAATATAGACTCAGGATATCGAACTAATGAGGTATACGAGGTATGCCGCAAATGGAGAGAAGTATCCAGGCCTACTAAAGGATATGATCAGCTCCCAGGTTTGCCTTATCGATTAAGTAATATTGACCGGGATTCCCGCGGGAAACCTATACCTGGGGGCCTTGGTCTTTGGCATCTTAACACATCATACTATAAAGACAAAATAAATCGTATGGTACATGCAGAACCCGGGGACCCCGCAGAATGGCATCTTTTTAAAAATGTATCTGATGAATATTGTAAACAATTTTGCGCAGAACAAAAAATCCAAAAAAGAGATAAAAGGGGAAGGGTGTATGAGGAGTGGAAATTGACATCAGTTGGTGGCAAAAACCATTATTTAGATTGTGAAGTTGGCGCCTCTTCCGCTGCAGACATGATACGCGTTTCTGCTATGAGAGAAGAGGGCAGGCCTGAAGTGTACCAGCCGCGAACAGGGCGTAAATCTACAGACAAAGAAGGTAAAAATTGGATTCCGCGTAGGGGTGGAAGCTGGGTAAGACGTGACTGAAAAATGGATATCTAAACGTAAGGGATGGCTTAACGGGTATAGGGCAAAACGAGAAACATCAGAACAGCAAGATAAGCCAGAAGAGGATAATTATGCTATCATATATACACCTATACGTTGTCCGAAGTGTCAATCCAAAAACGTTAAATGCCATACCAGTAGACCGCCAATTAGGTATTACAACTGCCGGGATTGTAAGCATAAATTCAAAGCTATAGAGCAAAGTTAGCTATTTTTGGCAAAAAATGTCTTTCCTACAACGTAGGACTTAGGGGATTGACAAATTTTACTTTTTCATATAAACTTTAAGTAAGCAATTTATTTTGGAAGTATTTTTATTGGGTTAAGAGCGTAGACTCTTAACGGTTTAATGGGCGGTGCTTAATGGATTAGTTTTTTTAAAGAGGCGCTGTCTTTTTTTTATAGTTAGTTAATGGACACAAGTGGAATGGAAGAGAATACGCTTGTGTCTTTTTTTGTTTAGGAGGTAGATATGGCCGTTGCGAAGCAAACGTTACTTGACAATGTTGAGTCTGCAATTGATACCCGTCTTACCGGCGGGGCCATCCAGTCTTATTCGATAGGTAACCGCAATCTTCAATATATGACATTAAGTGAATTAACAAAACTACGAGATCAGCTTAAAGCAGAAATAGCAGCTGAGCAAGGTATGTCTACAAGGACGTATGTTCAGTTTGAGAGGCCGGCATGAGAGAAGTTTTAACTCCAAAACCTAAAATATCAGAGAGAGTTGGCATAGTAATGGATAAGGTTGTTGGGATTTTTAATCCTATTGCCGGTTACCGTAGGGCCGCATGCCGTAAAGCTCAGGGCATGCTAAGTTCTTATCGCGGCGCAGAAAAAAGCAGACTGCGTAAATCATGGCTGCCAGGCGCAGGGTCCCCAGACGAAGATTTGTTGCCGGAACTTCCTGATATTCGCGAACGCAGTAGAGATTTAAATAGAAACGATGCTACAGCATCCGGTATTACAAGCACAATAAGCATAAATGTTGTGGGTACTGGAATAAAACCACAATCCCGGGTTGACAAGGAAAGCTTGGGAATAGAAGAAGAAGAAGCGATAAAGTTTCAAAAGAAAGCAGAACGCGAGTGGGAACGATGGATACCTTATGCTGACTCCTCAGAGAGGTTGGATTTTTACGAGATACAGCATCTCGTTGACAGGCAAATATTAGAGAATGGCGAATCGATTATATTGCCGCTAATGTTACAAGACAATAAGAGGCCTTTTTCATTAGCTTTAGATATTATTGAAGCAGATCGCCTTGCAACACCTTCGGATCTAAGAAGCGATAGATCGATAAGGTCAGGAGTAAAAATTGGCGAAAGAGGCGAACCGTTACTATATTACATAAAAAAGACACATCCAGGGGATATGACATTACGTAAGAAGTTTGATGGTAACGGAAGCGATACTTACGTAAAAATCAAAGCAAAAAACAATGAAGGAAGAAAAAACGTATTACATTTATATTATATGAATCGCCCGGGCCAGACTCGTGGAGTACCATTTTTTGCACCGGTTTTGAATTATTTTAAAGATAAAGCAGACTATATGGAAGCAGAGCTGGTGGCTGCGCGTATTGCCGCGTGTTTTTCCATTTTTGTAAAAAAGACAGGAGATCCTTATGCAGCTGCTGACGCAAGGACAACTAAAACAGATTCTTCAGGTAAAAGGATTGAAGAATTAGAGCCCGGGATTATAGAGTATTTGGGCCAGGGCGAAGAAATACAATCCTTTAACCCCAACCGCCCCGGAGCGACATTTGACCCATTTATAAATCGTATATTAAGGGATATCTCAGCAGCCCTTGGATTACCTTATGAGCTTGTTGCTAAAGATTTCAGTCAGACTAATTATTCAAGCGCCCGGGCCGCATTGTTAGAAGCTCGTAGATATTTTAGAGTAAGGCAAGAGTGGCTTGCCAGAAAACTATGTCAACCTGTGTGGGAAATGATTTTAGAAGAAGCTTTTTTAAATAATGATCTCCCTGCTAAAGACTTTTATGAAAATAGACTTGATTGGGTTAGGGCCAGGTGGATAGCCCCTGGCTGGCAGTGGGTGGATCCTTTAAAAGAAGCAAAAGCATCGCAGCTGGCCATGGAGATAGGTGTTTCAAGCTTAGCAGATGAAACCGCGGGCCACGGCAAAGATTATGAAGAAGTATTAGAGCAGATTGCTCGTGAGGTCAAGCTGCGTAAAGATCTTGGGTTGCCTCCAATGCCAAGTTCTAAATCCAGTAAAGATGAGGATGAGGAAAAAGCTTCTGAAGATGAAAATAAACCTACAAAAACCGAAGAAGTTGACGCGTTACTTAAAAGCGCAGAAGCCATAATCGGTGAAGCCGGGAACGAGATAAATGTCGGAATTAAAAACACTCTTAGAGAAAAGACAGCGATTAGCTGATTTGGCCAAAAAAATAGGGATAAAAGACCCTTTTACGTTACAGGCCTTACATGAGCTTATATTGCTTACTGTTAACGAATCGAAAGCCAGCCAGGAGAGATTAGAGCAAATTACATCATCTCTTGCTTTAACGGTTGAGCTCTTAGGTTCAAATACCGAGTTGATAGAACAAGCTAAAGCTTTAGTCAAGCAAAAAGCTTCCGGCGAAGTTAAAGTAAGTAATTTTGGTGATATGCCTAAGCAGGAACGCATAGAAATCCCAGACACTTTTAAAATCAGCAACCTAAAAGATATTATCATTCCGGATGAGATATCCGTTAAAAAACCCGCATGGTATAAAGATTTTAATTATACCAGAATATCGAAAGACTTATTAGATCTTGGTGGAGCCATAACAAAGAGTCTTAAGAAAGCTATTGAAAAGGTTCTTATCAGTAATAAAGAAAAAAAGGATGCTATTCCGGTTAAATTAGTCAGCGCTGATGGCAAGCATTTTTATAATGCAACTGGTGGTGGTGGCCGGCCGTTTACGCTTCTTAGTGAGGGCAACGCGATAAGCTATGGTAAATCCCCAGAAGCAATAACACCTATAGACGTAACTGATGAAGCCCAAGAATACGAATTGCCTAACACTAAAAAGTTTTTATCTGTTCAAAATGGCGGATCCAGTTACATTGCTTTTGCCGGGACAGGGTTAACCTATGTAAATTCACCAAAACTGGTCCCGAGACAATGGTACCATTTTGTTAATTGCCCTGAAGGGTTTAAAGTGTCTTTTATATGCGACACAAGTAAAGAATCAAAAATATTAGGATTTGTAAGATGATAAAAATAAAGCTGTCTAAGTTGTTAAACAAAAAAGACAAAGAACCTAAAAGCGAAAAGGATTTAATTAAGGTTAATGTAGTTTCACCGGGCAAAATGGTTATATCTCAAGAAGCTTTTATAAGTATAGAAAGGAAGGCGTAGAATGGATCCGAAAAATTTATTACGAACAGGGATTACAAGAGGCATTGAAAAAGGTTCTAAGGGTATCGATAGAGCTTATAAACACGATAAGGGCCAGGGCGTTATTTTAGGATACGGTGTAATTTCTAAAGGGAAAATGAACGAGGAGGATGTCCGGGGTTGGGAATTTGACGATGAATCTTTGGATCAGATAATAGAGATGGGCAACGCAAACAAGATGGGTGTCAAATCAAGATTTGGACACCCTAATATGAGCAACACAGCATTAGGTACGTTCTTGGGCCGCGCTAAGAACTTTAGGAAAGACGGAGATATTGTTCGGGCCGACTTATATTTTGATTCTACAGCATATAAAACACCTAATGGGGATCTTGGAAACTATGTTTTAGACCTTGCGGAAAGTGATCCAGGGGCGTTTGGAACCTCCATAGTTTTTCTTTATGAGCTAGAATATAGACTTGAGAAAGACGGCACCCGGAAGAAAAATAAAGAGGGCAAAGAAATGCCGCCTTTAGTCAGATTTACAAAATTATTTGCTTCTGATGTTGTTGATAATCCAGCTGCAAACAAGAGCATGTTCGGGCAGTTTTTCAGCGATAGCGTTAAACCATCGGCTGAAATGACTTCCTTTTTAGATAGATTTCTGCAAAATCCTGATGCCATTAATATGGCAGCTTCATTTTTGCAAAAGTATCAAGTTAACGGTGAAAGTATTGACACAAAAACCAAGAAGGAGGAAAAGAGCATGGACTATAAAGAGCTAAGTCTTGATGTTCTAAAGAAGGAAAGGGCCGATCTTGTGGAAGTCTTACACAAGGAAGGGTTTGAGGCAGGAAAAGAAGGCGTAGAAAAAGTTGCAAAAGAAGCAGCCTTAAAAGCAGAGCGTGAGCGCGTAGTTGGGATACTTAAGAAAGCTTCTGCGTACGAGAACATGGGTGAGCTTGTAAGTGAGGTAATCGAAGCTGGAGACAGCCTTGAGACCGCAGAAACTAAGTTTAAAGCTAAGAAGCTGGATATCTTAGGCAAAGGTGCACCTGCATCACCAGGACCGGGTAGCGAAGAAGTTGATGAAAGTTTAGCCGGCTTAACAGGTGAAGCACTGTGGAAAAAGGAGTTTGAAAAGAGTGCAGAACTTCAGGCGGAGTTTGGCGAAGAGAGCACTTACATAGCCTTTAAAAAGAACGAAGCTTCAGGCGCCGCGCAGATTTTTAAAGGTAAGCAGTAAAAAGTATACAGCTTAAAGGTGTGTATAGTAATTTGTAAAAATATAAACAAAAAATAAAGAAGGAGGAAGAAGAAATGACTACATTAGCAAAGAACGAAGTCAGGGCCTATGAAGAGGGCGACTATAATGATCTTCCGGTGATTGCGGCCGATATTATTTATGACGGCGCCGCAGTTGGAGAGAACGGATCTGGTTATTTCAGGCCGTTAGTTGCAGGCGACAATTTTGCTGGTTTTGCGCAGAAAAAAGCAGACAATAGCGCAGCCGGGGCCGCCGCTGGAGATGTGAACGTTCGCGTTCGCGATAAAGGAAAGATAAAACTTTCCGTTACAGGTGTTACCGCGGTTACTGATGAAGGTTCAACCGTTTATGCTTCTGATGATGATACTTTCACATTAACTGCTTCTGGCAATTCTGCAATTGGTAAGATTGTTCGCTGGATATCAGGGACAACTGTAATTGTAGCATTTGAAGCTGCATCTTGCAGATCAATATAAGTTGACAACAGGGGTGTTTTAAATAGGTAGATAAATATTAACGAACAAAACCCTATGAAGGAGGGTAAAGAAAATGGATAACAGTGGTCTTTCAAGCAGGGCGATTATAGGTAAGTTTTATGAAATCCTTGAGATGTCAAAGGATAAGGTCTGGCCATATAAGGTTGGAATGGAAATGCCTTCTAACCAGGAGTCTGAGACATATAAGTGGTTAGGCTTTGCACCGGCATTAAGGGAATGGCTTGGCGGAAGAAACGCTAAGGGGTTAAGGGAAAACGGTATCACAATCAAAAACAAGCTGTTTGAGGCAACCCTAGAGTTTAATGCTCAGGATGTCAAAAGAGACAAAACTGGCCAGATTAAGGTCAGAGTTGGTGAGTTGGCAGATAGGGTTATACAGCATTGGGGATCACTGCTAACAACTTTGATAATGAATGGCGACACCACAGTTTGCTATGATGGACAGTTTTTCTTTGATGATGATCACAGTGAAGGTGATAGCGGTTCTCAGAAGAACAAACTGGCTGCAGGTGATTATTCTGATCTTGATGTTACTACTGCAGCTAATCCTACAGCAAATGAGCTGGCAAAGGTTATCTTGAAGATGATACAGCATATGTATTCTTTAAAAGATGACCAGGGCGAGCCGATGAATGAAAACGCAAAGCAGTTTTTAGTTATGGTTCCTGTCAATATGTGGGCCGCTGCTATGCAGGCTTGTTCATCTAACTTACTCAGCACAGGCACAGGCGCTATTGACAACCCAATCCTTAATTCTGGATTGCAGGTTGAACCTGTTGCTAACCCGAGATTAACTGCAACAACTGAACTTTATGCGTTCAGGAAAGATGGCCGCGCCAAACCGTTTATTCTTCAGAATGAGGAAGAGGTTAGCGTAAAGGCTGTTGCAGAGGGTTCTGAGGAAGAGTTTAAAAATAATAGGCATCTTTATGGTGTGAAAGCCAGCAGGAACGTAGGATACGGCTATTATCAACAGGCCATAATGGCAACATTGTCATAGTTAGAGCCTTTTAATTGATGTAACTAAACTGGCTGGGGGCCTTTAAAAAGGCTCCCCCAGCAGTTTTTAAATAGAACTAAAAAAGGAGGCCTATTATGGCAAAACATAGCATTAAGATAGTTTTGGCTGTTGAAAAGGTTATACAGGGTAAAAAAAGGAAAGCAGAAACAGTTCTTTTAAACGGCGACTGCGTAGGAAAATGCACAGCTGATGATCTTAGTAAAGCTATTCAGCTTGGCGAGGTTAAGGTTGTAGCAGCTGCTGAAAGTAAACCTGCAGACGAAAACAATAATACTGAGGGCCAGCAATAACGCTCTCAGTATTTTTTTAGGTGAAAGATGTCACTTAAAACACAATTACCTATAGATGCTAAGAATGCTTTTTTAAACAGTGATGAGTTTGCAGAATCGATTACGTACACCCCTAACGGTGAATCCGCAAAAAGCATTAAGGCTATTATTGTAAGGAACCCGCTTGATGCCGGTGGCGAGGATGGTGGTAGAGTTCTCCACCGGCAGTGCGAGGTTTATATCGTTAATGATGCTACAGATGGGGTGACATCTGTTAACAAAGGTAAGGATACGCTGCAGTTCCCGGAAAACGTAGGCGGTAGCAATGTATCGTGGGTCGTAGAAACTGTTATTGATGTAGATACCGGTGTATGGAGGCTGCTGGTAGGTAAATAAGGGTGGTATATGTCGCTTGATGCAAGAATTGACGTAACAGCGTTTGATAAGGCTCTTAAACTGGTTCCTAAGGTCCTAAAATGGGAGCTTAGAGACAGCCTTGACCACATACAGCGTAGTTTCCTTAAGAAGTTCCGTTTAGAGCGATTACAGGGGCCTCCAGGGATAAGAGGAGGCGGTCCAGAGGGTAAGGGGCCAGGAATCTTTAATAGGTTTAAGAAGCGTAAGATAAAAGATAAAGATATAGAGGGCATGGGAGTTGAGATATATACGCAGTCTAAAATTGCTAAGCTTCATGAGGCAGGCGGCACGGTAACTGCAAAAGGTGGAAAGCTTGCAGTACCATTTTCTCAGAAGATACGTCCACAAATGTATACAGGCAAGGGCCGGCTTAAGAGTAGGTTTAGGCACCCGGGACAGTTGAAGAATGTCGGACTTATTGTATCAAACGGCAAAGAGCTTTTAGTTAAATTTCTTAAACGCGGCCGGCAGATCAGACCTTTATATATTTTAAAAAGAGAGGTCATATTAAAGCCACAACTGGGGTTTTATAAGACATGGGAATCGCACAAGACAAGGCAGTTGGCAATTTTAAACAGCGCTATTCATAAAGCGCTTAAGAAGGCCTAACTATGGCAGATACAATAAAAAATAGAATACTCGATAATATTAAAACCGCTATCGAAGCCGTAAAAAAAGCAAACGGATATGCCAACGATATTAACAGTGTAGAGAGATGGGAGCAGGCCGGCAACGCCCGCCTTACTATTCCTTGTGTCATAATCAGTTCAGGTGTTGAGCTAAAAACTCAGAAACCGGGCCTTTTGCATGAGTGCAAACTTACGGTTTCTGTTGAGATTTTTACGCGGCACGATAAAGATGATTTTGCTGATTCTACAGATGAACTCATAAATAGTTTAGTAGGGGATGTTGAGAAAGCGCTGATGGTTGATACCCAAAGAGGCGAACTGGCTCATAATACCTATATTATTAATACCGTCCCCTTTGAGACAGTAGAGGGCCAGCCGTACGCGGGTTATATTATAGAAGTTGAAATACATTACGATCATAAGGTTGATGACCCGACAGCGCAATAGAAAAGCCTTTTTAACAAGAAAAAGGAGGTTTAATCTTATGGACCTAGCAAGGGTTGGATTTAAGACAGGGCAGGAAGAAATAAAAGAACCCGCGAAAGATAGCCAGGCAAAATCTAAACGCAAGAGAGTAAAACCCAAGAAGGAGGGTAAAAGAAAATGAGTAAACAGTTTGAAAGACAGGTAATACTTGTTAAGAATGAAACAGAATACGGCTCAGACCCTACACCTACACCGGCAGATAATGCTATTT